GATGTAATTGTTGATGTTATAACAGGTATTAATCCAATTGCAGGTAAATACAGTAAAAAGGTTCAAGTATTTCTTGAAAAATATCTTCCTGAAATAGCTGTTAAACTTCAAATTATAGAAAGTGTTGTTGAACTTGAAGGAGTTCAGGCAACTACAGAATATATTATGAAAAAATTTGCTATTACAGATAATAGGGGTGAAAAAGCACTTGCATTTGCAGCTGAACTTGCCCTATATCTAAGTGATGGAAAGATTACTTTAACTGAAGCTAAAGCTGCTGCAAATAGTTACTATAATAAGTTTATTAAAAAGTAATGAGCAATAAGGATATCAATATTAACGTAGGTAATAGGGGAGGTATTAAACCTCTCCTAATTACCTTTTTAATTATTATTGTAATAGGTGGTATTGGATTTGGTGGTTATTATATTTATAATTTAAATAATAAAAAGTGGGCAGATAAATATTTTATGGAAGTTAATAATTCAAAAGCAAAACAAGCTGAATTAGATAACTTGCATATAGTACTTCAACAGACTACTAAAGAATTTAAAGAATCAAAAGACAGTTCTGATTTAAGAATTAAGCAATTATTGAAAAAAAATAATATAAATATAAATAAGATTAGTGCTTTATATTCTTTGGTTGATTCTCTATCTACAAAAGATACTATAGTATTTAGGGATACTATTTTCCAGAAAAATGTTGATATAGATACATTGTTAGTAAAACCCGACTATACATTGAGATTAAAACTAAAATATCCTTCTTATATAGAAACTACTCCTTCATTTATAGTTAAAAGAGATATAATATTTAAAGATAGAAAAGAAACTGTAGAACCTAAGAAACCATGGCCTTTATATTGGTTTCAAAAGAAACAAGTTATTATTGAAGCAATTGTGTTAGATTCTAATGAATATATACAGAATAAAGAACAAAAATTTATACATATAATTAAATAATGGAATTATTACTTAAAAGAATATATTTAGGACCTAAATATACGATTGGTAAGTTATATATAAATGGTAAGTACTTTTGTGATACTCTTGAAGATGTGGTCAGAGACCTGAATAAAGATGGGGATTTGCTTGATAAGGGTGAACAAAAGATTTATGGTGAAACAGCTATACCTTATGGTAAATATAAAGTATCAGTGAGATTCTCTCCAAAATTTGGTAGAAAATTACCCAGATTATTTGATGTACCTCATTTTGAAGGTATATTAATACATAATGGAGTAACAGAAGCCAATACAGAAGGTTGTATCTTGGTTGGAGAAAATAAAGTAGTCGGGAAACTTATAAATTCATCTAAATATATGAATGAAATAACTAAATTGATTGAAGAAGCAGAATTAAATAAAGAGACAGTAACTATTGAGATAACATAAAAACACATAAATACAAAGTAAAGGATGATAGAAATAATTTGTGCAATAATTACAGCTGCTGGCACTGTAATAACAGCTTATATGTCTAAGAAAAATAAAAAAAGTATAGGTAAATGGAAAAAGGAATCTGAAGTATTTAACAAACAAAAAATAAATAATATTGCTATAATACTAGGAGAGTTATATAATCTTTTACATATATTAAGAGCTTCCAGAATTTATATAATACAACCTCATCCATTGACTAATACTCTATATATAAGTGTTGGTATAGAAGTAGTTAAGAGAGGAGTAACCAAGATGTCATACTCTATTAAAAGGTTGCCAATGGCAGAAACTGCTAATTTTTGTAAGGATTTAGCTACAAAAGATTATCAGTTTTTTAATAATGTAGATATTGATTGCACAGATAAAAGAGCTAAGGCACTGTTGTCTACTAATGGTACTGTACAAGTAGCTATAAAAAGATTGTGTGATAAGAATAATAACTGGATAGGAAATCTATGTGTAGATTCTACAGAAGCAGGAGTATTAAATATTGAATGTATGGAGTTGATAATTTCAGAAGCAGCTAATAATATTCAATATATTCTACCAGAATATGAAGAAGTTTAATGATTAAAATGTTATAACCTATTTGAATATAAATAGGTTTTTAATATTATTATAATTAATTTTAAAAATAATAAATAAAGTTGGGAGACATGAATAATTTAAAAGAAAAACTGTGTTTAATGGCAGTAGATGATAATGAACTATCAATGGATATGATAGATTTAGACAGTGGTGATGAATTTATAATTGATGAAGAAGGGATAGATACAGAGGAAGAAGATGAAGATTATATAGAAAAAAATAAAGAAAAAAATTCTGCTGAGGAGACTAATTCAGATAATACTGTAGAATCTCCAGAGAGCGTAAGCAGTTCAAGTAAAACAACATCTTCTTTGGGTAGTGAGAGTAACAAAGACTCTTCTCCCAAGTCTGAAGTTTACAGAACAACTGCTCAAGCACTCAAGGAAGATGGGGTTTTACCGGATATAGAAGATGAATTCTTAAATACGATAGACTCTCCAGAAAAGTTCCTTGAAGCAATAGATAAACAGGTAGCAGCACGTTTAGATGAAAGACAAAGAAGAATTAATGAAGCTTTGGAAGTAGGTGTAGAACCTACACAAATAAAATATATGGAAGATACAATATCTTATTTGAATTCATTAAATGATGAATCTATTGAATCAGAAGGAGAAGAGGGGGAAACTCTTAGAAAAAATCTGATATATCAAGATTTAATAAATAAAGGATTTAAAGAAGATAAAGCAAAAAAGTTTGTTGAAAAGTCAATAGAAAATGCTACAGACATAGATGAAGCAAAAGAAGCATTGGAATCTTTGAAGGAAAGTTATACAGTACAATATAACGCTCTTATTACTGAAAGCAAGGAAAAGGAAAGACAGGCTAAAGAAGCTGAAAAAGCCTTCCAAACTGAACTGTCTAATAAAATTTTAAATACAGAAACACCAATTGAAGGTATAACTGTAGATACGGTAACTAGAAAAAAAGTATTAGAAAATATAACAACTCCAAAATATAAAACTGAATCTGGAACAAAGTTAACTGAAATACAAAAATATGCAGTAGACAATCCACAAGATATGGCATATTATTTTGGATTGTTTTATACGATAACAGATGGATTTAAAAATTTAAATAAAATAATTAAACCTGCTGTTATAAAAGAGAATAATAAAAATATAAGAAAAATAGAAACGTTAGTTGAGACTAACCAACATTTTGGAGCATCCAGCAATATTCCTGAGGATAAAAATGAATCATTTGATTTTGTAGACTTGGATGCAGAATAGTAATTAATAAATAATTTAACAATTTTAGTATGTTAGGAAAATTTCAAATGCTGGAATTTCAGTCCTGGAGAGGGCTGACTAAAGAGACCCATATTGGGGCTATGTACAGAAAGAGTCCTCAAAAGTTTAGTAACATCATGGTACAACTTCTTGCCACACACAGAGGTAAATCCCTTGAGACTTACTTGAGTAAACTTCCTGTAAAATATTTTGATACTGCCGATGAATATACATGGGATATTATAGGTAGTTCTCGAAGAAATATCCCTATTATAGAAGCTAGGGATTTAGATGGAGTAGTTATTACTTCAGGTAATGCTGGAGCTAATGGAGAAGCATTTTATGTTGTATTTGGTGAAGACTGGTTTGCAGATGGAGAGGTAATAGTTGGAGAAAAGAATGAAGTTTATCCATTACGTATTCTTGGTGAACCCCGCAGAGAAGGTACTAATGCTGTCTATAAGGTAGAACTTATGGGTGGTGTACTCGATGGTATGCCAGCAGAAGAACTTGCTCTTGGTAAAAGATTCAGTTGGGATTATGCTGTTGTTGAGAGAACAATGTCAAGAGGAGTTGGTGGTGTTAGATATACTACTCCAGTAGCTATGCGTAATGAATGGTCTACAGTGAGAATTCAGGAAAAAGTTCCTGGAGATATGCTTAATCGTAAATTAAGTGTTGGTCTTCCGGTTATAACCAAGAATGGAGAGAAAAAAGTACATGATGTATGGATGCACTATGTTGATTATCAAGTGGAAGAGACCTTCTCTGAATACAAGAATAATATCATAATGTATGGTAGAAGTAATAGAAACACAAATGGTGAATACCTTAATATTGGTAAATCTGGTAATGTGATTAGACAGGGTGCAGGTTTACTGGAACAAAGGGAAGTTGCCAATACTGAATATTATAATGAGTTTTCTCTTACACGTCTTGAAAATATTCTTTCTGAATTATCAACTACAAAACTTGATTTTAAAAATAGACACTTTATCCTGAAGACTGGTGAAAGAGGAGCAATCCAATTCCATAAGGCAGTTCTTAATGTAACTTCTGGATGGTCAGCATTCAATTATCTTGGTGGTAATGCAGCTAACCCTG